TAGTTCGCTGACTCTTAGGAACTGTGCTATAGTTGTTAATAAACCAGCTGTTAAATTCAAGAATCCAATGAATAATGGGACATAAACTGCCCAGGAGCTAGGGAAAGATCCTTGGGCGAAATTTACAGTGCCAGTGAAAGTGCTCAATACAATGACAGGTAATGCAAATCTAAAATTTTGTTTTTCAAAATAAAGATAAGCTTTATCGTGCATAAAGCGGTAAGAAGATCCAATTTCGCTCCATTTTTTCAATATATTTTCCTGTTGTTCGTGCCAAACTTTTTCGTTCTTATTTTCAGATGACATTTATAATATATTGTAATATAATTAAAAAAAATCATTGATAATTAATATAACGCATCATTGCTAAATCCAGATAATTTAAATATTCTCGTCGCATTTAGAATCGAAAGTAATTTTTTTCTCTAATTGTTCTAAACGTTCAACCTTCTCATTTAATAATTTCAATGAAGTGTTGATAGAATGGAACATATCTAGCAACGCATATCCTCCTAATCCTCTGGTCTGTGGGACACCATTCATATTATATTTCCAGTGAGTTTCTTGTAAGCTGCTATCAATGCGTCCGCTTCTACTGTAATGTTTGTTTCCATATAATATATATCGTCTCATATCATTTATATTTCTGAATTCCTTACCATTATCATCAACGACGCCACGTATATCATTCCATTCTAATATTTTATCAATCTGTTGTAGATTATATAGAACGGAATTATTCTTATCATTTTCAAGTTTTTTCTGTTTTATTTTTTCAAGAAGGGATATTCTGGTTTTAAGTCTTATAATTTCAGAATCAAATGAGTCCATATTTATTATATTAAAATTACTACTCATAGTTTTAATATAGTTTAATTTAGAATTATAATATATTTAAAATATATATTATAATATGGCAACAGAAGTATCGCCATTACAAATTATGAAAGAAAAAATAGATTTAACAAAAGAAATAGAATTAGGTGATGATACCACATTAATAGACTATAATAGATTAGAAAGTAATATAATTGAAGCAAATAATGATGAATGGAGGAACATAGGAACAGATGAACTTAAATTTGGAGATAAAGTATATGAATATATTAAAAGACAGCGTTCAACATCTAGTTCTAGTTCTAGTTCTAGTTCTAGTTCTAGTTCTAGTTCTAGTTCTAGTTCTATTACAGAAGAACAGATGGAGAATCTTTCAAGAATATGTAATAAAATAAATTACCGAATAAAAGAAATAGTATCTGATAAAACCCAATTAAATGAATTATTTCAAAAGAAGTCCACAAATGTAAATAATGAAGGAGACGCTATTTCGGGAGGTGGTGGTCCAAAAGATTTTTTTAGATTTTTATTTGATTTCGTTCCTCCAACAGATAAAGAAGGTATTCGAAGTATTCTTGAACGCCCAAGTGCAGGAGGAGAAATGGGTCAATGTTGGAAAGTATATGGTAATAATGTGTCGCGGGAAAGATATAAACATCCCCCTAAGTGGGGAGATAATAAAATAATGTGTTGTTATATATGCGATATAGAGTTAAAATTAGCAGATGATAGTGAACGAGGAAAAAAGAAAAATATGCAGTGCGAACATTTATTTCCATTTACAGAAGGACAATTATTTTGGGTTTTATATTCCAACGCAATAATGCCTAATGGTGATTATGAAGAAGCATTAAGAAAAATTCAAATGCGAGAATATGCTCCAGTTTGTCAGGATTGTAATTGTAGATTGAAATCCGCTCTTGGAATTTTAGATTTAAATGATAAGTGGCTGAACGGATCTGAAGCAGAGCGAAATACGTTCGATATAGTTAAAAAAAATAAATATAGTATACGTAAAATAGCGGGAGAATTCGATGACACTATTGCCAACCCTCTTCCACATCAAAATACAGGCACTACTGTAAATACTGTTGGATTAAGAATTCAAAGATTAAATGACGTGTTTGATCCATTGGTAGTCGCTATTAATAAGTCATTGAAAAATAGAGAAATTAAGACCCCTAAAGAATTATCACAATTTTTAATTTATAAGTATTTGTTTTATTATGATAAAAATGCTGTAAATAAATTAAAATCAATATTTATTGGTGGTGAAGATATAAACAAATTAAATAGAGAAAGAGCAAAGAGAAATAATTTGTTTACAAAAATGATAAGTAAAATAAATACATTTGTTAAACAATTAGAAAAAATGGTGTCTAAAAGAAAAATAATCGCTGATAAAACTACAAAAAAAGAAGAAGAAGCAGTAGCAGCTCTGGCCAGTGCAACTTCTCGAACTCGTGTCAAAAGAGAAGCAGAGGCAGACCAATCAAAAGCTGAAAAAGAAGAAGCACATCGATTAAAAACAAAAGCTAAAGAAAAAAAAAATGAAGTAATAGGTAAAATAAAATTAGTTTTTAAAAATATATTTCCAAGAGAAATATCTGATGACACGGAACCTAGCCAGATTGAAATATTCATTAAAAACAAAAAAAGACAAATAAAAGAGGACCCTACTAAAGATTTTTTAGTCCAATATAAATTGCAGGATGGAGAAATAAATCAATCTATTTATGATAATCTACTTAGAGAATTAGATAGAGAAATTGGCGTCACTGGAGAAGTGATGGTTGGAGGAGAATCCCCTTTTGACAAATTCAAAAAAGATTACGGATTGGAAAACGAATCAACTTCTTATAAACCGATTATATCGGCTAGTATTATTTATTTATTAGCTGAATATACATTGTATGATAATTTAGTTCCAGATGAAAAAAATAAAAATTTAGATTCTGATCTAAATTTTTTTAATTATACGCTTGACAGTATTAACGATATTGATAAAGATAATGATAAACAATCTTATGAAAAAATAGAAGAAGAAAGAGAAAATATACAAAAGAAATTAGTGGGTGACAATCAATGTAATAATGAGTGTGATAATGAGTGCGATGATTCAAAATTTAAATTACATGAACATTTAAATCTCATAGATAAACAAAATCATTATGAGTGTATTCCAATTGGTAATAACCCAGATATATGTATAATTAGAGATAAAGGTAGAAAAGAAATAGAAAAAATTTATAAAGAAGGAAAAGAAGTCATATATAGTATTAAAAATATAGGTAAAAAACAAAAAAAAGTGACTGATTACTATCCGGTAGAGGTAAGTGATTCTAGTGTTATAAGTAGAGGCACCCCATTATATGAATTATACGAAGGAAATTGGAATACTGTTGAAAGTATAAATCTTCGATGTTATCGTTGTATAAAAACAAAAGAAGGAGCCGGTGTTCCATTACTTCCAATAGAAAGACAAAATTCAACCTATAAAATAGTAAAACGTCCTATAAATAATGCCAAAATTTATAAATTGAGGAGAGGCGGGATCGACCAATCATTAGAGATACCTGACGGTGTAAAGAGACAACAAGAGAAAAAAAGAGCTTTCAAAGTTATTAGTTTTTGTAGTAAATGTCGAAATGCGGCGGTAAAAGTAATGAAAGAGGCTGAAACAGACAAATTTGAAGAATATTTAACTAATCTCAGCAATATCATAGATGAGAAATGGGATATAATTGATAAATATTATTATTTCTATAATCAATTTATAGAAAGCTTATGGGAACCAGACGAGGCAATAGATAAGGCTGCGAAAGAAGCCGAAAAATGGGCTAAAGATGAGGACCAAGACCAAGTTACACCATTGTTTGATAATCTCCACGGCGTATTAGGCAGTGAAGTTGAGGAAGATTATGATGATGACAGTGATGATGATGACAGTGATGATGATTATGATGTTCAACACAACAACGATATTATTACTTATCTTAATGCTACGGGGTTCAATTATGATAATTTGAAAACCGAAGCCAAAGCTACAGATGAACCAGCATCCAAAAAACGAAAAATAGGACCAATTAATGAGTTAAATGAATTTACTACTCAAGATTTTACTACTAAAAAATTAATGGATGCTGTTTATAACAAAGTGATAAACTATATGAAAGTCATCGAAGGTCCTATTATCAATGGAAACCTAAATATATATAAATTAGAACTTTTAATTGAATATTCTAAAATTTTAGAAATTCTTAAACAACATAAACTTACATTAGAAGAAGCGTCAACGATAGTTTATGATTTTTGGGAAGAGAGCTACTCCCGTAGTTCTTCCAACCCTGGTTTACGTTTATGGGAAGCAGATCAACAGGGAGGAAAAAAGAAAAATAAAACTAAAAAAAGAAAAAGAAAGAAAAAGAAAACAAAAAGAAAAAACAAACGACGAAAGAAAACTAAACGCAGAAGAAAAAAGAAAAAGAAAACTAAACGCAGAAGAAAAAACAAACCTAGAAAAAGAAAATAAATCCCATCACGTTCGATTACTATAATTAACAGCAGATTCAACAGTCTGTGACATCAACATAGCAATAGTCATTGGTCCAACACCACCTGGAACCGGTGTAATATGTCCAACTCTGTCTTTAACATCATCAAAATCAACATCACCAACTAATCTATAACCCCTTTTCCTAGTAGCATCATTTTTGGAGTTAATACCAACATCAATAATGACGCATCCTTCTTTAATCCAATCACTTTTAACCATTTCCATTCTACCACAAGCAGCAATTAATATATCAGCAGTCTGAGTAATATTTTTAACATCTTTTGTTCTAGAATGACAAATAGTGACGGTAGCATTTTCGTGTAATAAAAGTAAAGACAACGGCAATCCAACAATATTACTTCTCCCTAATATGACAGCGTGTTTCCCTTCAATATCTATTTCACTTCTTTTGAGTAGTTCAATACATCCTTTTGGAGTGCACGGTATAAATGTGGGTTGTTTATTAAGAGTCAAATTACCAATATTTGAACAATGAAATCCATCAACATCTTTAGTTAAACTTACTTTAGATAAAACATTATTTTCATTGATATGTTTGGGTAGAGGTAATTGAATTAGAATACCATGAATAGAATTATCATTATTTAGGTCGGTAATTGCATTAACAATTTCCGATTCTTCTACGTTATCATTGAATCTAATAACTTTACTGTATATGCCTAATTGCTGACATTTTTTTTCTTTCATACGGACGTAAGTATTGGAATCAACTCTGTCTCCAACTAAAATAACGGCAAGTCCAGGGATAATATCAATATCCTTTATTTTAGCAGATAATTCAGAATATATATCCTTAGAAATTAATTTTCCATTAATAATTTTCATAAGAGCTATTAGTAATAATCTATAGGTATTTTTAAATATATTTAATTTATATATGGCAGATAAAGAGAATAATCAAAAAGTCAATCAATACTATGAATATGCAAAAAATATACAAAAGACCAACGCATTTGCAAAGTATATAAAAAAAGAGATGAAAAAATATAAGGAAGACCCAGAAGCTTATAAAAAAAATAGGGAATTAGAAATAGAGAGAGAAGCATTAGAATCTCCAGAATTAAGCACAGAGTTAGATAAAACATTAAATTTAAACCAAAATGGGGGAGTTAAAAAAAATGTTGGTATTATACATATGAATTCAGGAAATATGGAGCAACCTCAAACAACTCCTCCACGCACTATGTCTACTCAAGAAGAGGATATGGTATTATTGGATACATTAAGAATGGAAAGTAGAAAAAGAAACAGAGACGCTGTAGTATCAGAAAGACAAGAAGCTATGAGAGATTCAAAGGCAAGAAGAAAGTTAGATATGGAAGAAGCAAAAGGCGGTAAGAGAAGAAGAAGAAGAAAGAGCAGAAAGAGCAAAAAAAGTAGAAAGAGTAAGAAAAGTAAAAAGAGAAGTAATAAATCTCGTCGTCGCAGAACAAACAAAAGAAGAAGATCAAGAAGAAAGAGATAAATTATAAATAAAAATTATATATAATCAAATATTTGGATTATATATAATTTAATAAGTATATAATATATATGGCATCATTAGCCGCAATGGATAATAATGATAGAAATAATAATACTCAAAGTAATATGGATGATCATACTCCAAATAATATGGATGAGAATACTCCAAGTATTATAAATGGAATAGATGGAATAGATGGAAAAATTAAAGAATGGATAAATAAGTTTGAATATTTGAAAAGTTTAGAAGCAGATTTTGATAAATTCAATGCAAAACATAAAGTGATTACCAAAGTATCAAACATTGATTATCTTGCAATAGGATATCATCGTGATATGTTTTTTAGAAGAGTCGATCAGTATACACAGGAAATATTATCAGAAATGTCAAATCTAAAAGAAAATATATCTAAACATGAAGCAATATTATTAATATTAAGATGGGGTGAGTGTGAGTATAAAATAAAAGAGAGTGATATATCAGAGATATTAAAAAATTATAGAAAGAAAATGAAATATAGTAAACTAAAAAGCGGAGGAGGAGGAACGATATCTAAGATTATGGATTATAGTAGTGAAAAAGAAAGCAAATTTTCAGAATTAGAAAATAATATGGATGTATTGATAAAGAAAATAACAAGTTTAAAATGGCTATTAAATCATTATGTTCATGAAACAATTAGAGTTGTTAATGAAGTTGGTAAATATGAACGACATTCTTTTAAAAAAAAGGGTGTTTTAAAAAAATGGAATAATCAACGTAAAAACGTGGACAAGACTATTAATTTTCTAAAAACAAGTTCAATTAGTATATTAACTGACTTAGAAGGTATGAAAGAGTTTATAATTGATACAAGGAGAATAATATCAAAGATGGGAGAAGAAAGATATATTGGAGAAGTAAAAAAGGGGTTAGAAGAATGTGAGAACAGATATAATTTAATAAAAAATATGGATTGGATTGATATAGAAATAAGTAAAATAAATGAATATTTGAATAATATTGAAAATAATATGGGGAAATTAAGAGAAGATGAGCAAAATATAAGGCAATATATAACTCATCTTATTGATGCACCCGATGGTGCTAGTATAGATCTAGGTATACTGAGTAATTTGAGAAGTGATATACAGAATGAAGTGCAGCGACAAGCACACCTATTTTCACTACTAACTAGACGCAGAAGATCACAAACGGATAGACTACGTGGCAATACATTTGAAAGATTAATTACAAATTTAAAAGAGAATAAAAGTATATCAAATTCTTTAGAATTACAAAATAGAATTAAAGATTGTATAAGATTAAAGAGAGATAGATCAAATTTAAAGGTATTTAGTGATATTTTTATGAATTATAGGATGGGTGTTGGTGGTAGTAAAAGAAGAAAAAAAAGAACAAGAAAAAGAACAAGAAAAATAAGACATAGTAAAGTAAAAAATAAGTAATAATATATATGGAAGATTTAAACGGAGAACTCAATTCAATGAATCGAAATTTTGGGACCTTAGTAATAATGGATCAACACCTTTTGCAAACTATTTTAGAATGAGATAATATAATAAATGATTTACATAATTCTGATGAAATAGAATCAAAGGAAGAATGGGATGAATTAAGTTTAAGTATAAAAGATAGTATAAAATCAGTAGAAGAAGATGCAAATAATATTTCTAAAATTTTAAAACATATAAAAGATAGAGTAATGAAAGAAACGAGTGATGAGTATATAGCTGAATTGAATATTGTTTTACAATATTGTAAGGATGAGAATAAAGATATATATAATAAAACAGATGATATTAGTAATAAAATAGGTGAATACTATTTGGAATCAAATAAGAAAGGAGGTAAGAAAACAAATAAAAAAAAGAGAAAAAACAAAAGAAGAAGAACAAAAAGAAAGAGATAAATTATAAATAAAAAATTATATATAATCCAAATATCCGATTATACATAATTTAAATAGTTTCATTAGTGGTTTTAATTTCATTAATTTTGTTTAAACATTCTGAAATTTTCTTTTCACGTATCATAATCATTTTATTATATCTTTCAAGACGTTGTTGATAAGAAGGAATACATCGTTGTCTTCTAGGGTGTTTCAACCACCAAGATGTATAGTTATCTTTTTTTAATATAAATTCTTGTTTTTGTTTATTTATATTAGATATAGAAGTTCTATTTCTATCTAGGGTTCTATTCCAATATGCAAGTTTTTCATTTATATTTTCGGGTGAAGATGACTCAGTAGATAGTCATTTACTGTTGGTAATAGTAAATCCCATTTGATCAATATATTGTCTGTATGTGGAACCTACACCAGTAAAATAATCTTTATATTGTGGTTTTTGTAATTCAGGCCATATTGCATGAATATTAAGTGATGGATTTGTAAGAACGTGTTGACATACAGCTGCTTTTTTAATCCAATCATTAATATCATCCTGAGTTTTGTATTGATTCCACCATCCAGCTCCATTATTCAAATTACGAGCGATTACTTTATTATATTCATCCATAAGTTTGGTGGTTTCTTCTTTTTCCATCTGAGTAATTCTATTATATTCAAGTTGTAGTTGTTGTAATTGGGAACATAAATCATTAGGATTTCCCATAGTATTTGTATTTTCGTTAGACAAAACCTTGACAGCTCCTCTTCTAGCAGTTTCAGCAATTTTTCCTTTGAGATCTTCTCTTTGTTTTCTATATTTTTCATTAAGATGATTAATTTTATCAATAAATTCTTGTGTAGAAGTAGAGACAGTGTTTAAAATCTGAGACATAGAA